GTGCCGACTCCGACAAAAACCTACAAAAACTGAAATCAAACAAGGTAACAAATGCAAACGACTGACGATAAGCCAAAAATAGAAATGATGCGCACGGCGGATTTAATCCCCTATGCACGAAATAGCCGGACGCACAGTGAGGCGCAAGTGGCGCAGATTGCCGGGAGCATCCGGGAGTTTGGGTTTACTAATCCCGTCCTGATTGACGCGGAAAACGGAATCATCGCGGGACATGGTCGGGTGATGGCCGCGCAGCTAATCGGCAAGGACAAGCTGCCGTGCATCCGGCTAACGCACCTGACTGATACGCAGCGGCGGGCATACATCATCGCTGACAACAAGCTCGCGCTCAACAGCGGATGGGACGAAGCTATGCTCGGACTGGAGTTGGCCGACCTGAGGGAAGCGGATTTTGATCTGAACCTGATCGGATTCGACGCGGATGAAATCGAGCGGGCTTTGAATCCGCCGGAACGGGACGAATCGGAGCCGGATTCATCCTCTCAGGAAATTGACGTGGACGGGATGGAAATGGAATGCCGTTGCCCTAAATGTGGATTTGAATTTGACCCCAAAAAACCATGAAAAAACCGGATTGCGCATGGCGCCTTTCTGACCTCAAAGATGTACCACAGAACGGCATTAAAGTGATGTCAACCTTTGCCTGCGGCGGCGGGTCTTCGATGGGATACAAGCGGGCTGGCTGCTCAATCGTAGCAGCCAATGACATCGACCCGGAGATGGCGTGGCATTACAAGCGCAACCTCAACCCGCCGAACTACTTCCTTTGCCCGATACGTGACTTGCTGACCGCAGACCTACCGCCTGAGCTTTTCGAGTTGGACATACTCGACGGCTCGCCGCCTTGCTCGACATTCAGCATGGCCGGAAGCCGAGAGAAAGCATGGGGCAAGGACAAGCACTTCCGCGAGGGACAGGCAAAGCAGGTCTTGTCTGACCTATTCTTCGATTACCTTGACCTCGTGGAGAGGCTCAAGCCACGCGTCGCTATCGCCGAGAACGTCAAGGGCATGATTCTCGGCAACGCAAAGGGATACACTAAGATGGTCATGGCTCGCTTTAAGGAGATCGGCTACCGCCCACAGCTTTTCCTTTTGAACGCCGCCGATTGCGGAGTGCCGCAGCGAAGGGAGCGAGTGTTTTTCTGCGCTGTTCGTGACGACATTGACGCACCGTCGTTGAAGCTCGCCCCAAAGCACCGATGGATTTCAGCAGGCGAAGCAACAGCGGATTTGAGCATCCTGACTGACGAAGAAAAAAAAGACGTGGCGCCAACCGGCACCGACTTTAGGTTTTGGAAAGGAACAAAACCCGGTGAATACTACGATAAAGAGTGTCAGCGTCAGACTGGAAAACTTTCGTTCTTTAATCATGTGAAGCTCAACCCTAAACAGCCGAGCCCAACATTCACAGCCCAAATCGACAAATACAATCATTGGGCAGAAATGCGCGGCTTGACCTTTCGTGAAGCAAAACGTTTGGGCAGTTTCCCTGACGACTACCACGCGAAGACCGACAAGATCGGAAAATACATGATAGGAATGAGCGTGCCGCCGAAGATGACCGAGCAAGTCGCCCGCGCCGTGATTGACCAATGGCTTAAACCATGAAACCTCCTGTCATATCCCCCGAGCAGCTTGAGAAGATTCATCAGGCCAACGCCGCGAACCTCATCAAGAAGGTAAAAAGTGGCAAGACGCTGACGAGTGAAGAACGGCGCATTCTGGAGGGCATGGCCGGACATGATACGGAGACGGTCACCACATCCAGACTTGCGGAGATTTTCGGAGTCAACCGCAAGTCAATCGCTCAGTGGAGGAAGGAAGGAAAGAACGTGCCCGACAAGGTCGGGGGAAAAGAGCCGCTGGCAGAATGGCGGCGATATTTTGAAGAGAACCCGGACGCAGGACACTTTGACGGGAAACCGAGCAAAAGCCGTGAGGAGCTGCTAGCGGTAAAGGTGGCGGTGGAAATCGACCTACTGGAAATCAAGCGAGACAAAGAAAAAAGCAAGCTAGTCTCACGCGCCGAGGTGGAGGAATACTTCGTGCGGATGGCAATGGCCATGCAGTCTTTCCTTCGCCGATACGAGCGCGAAATCCCAGCGATATGCCTAGGTTTGAGCTTGTCACAATCAACCCCTTTGGTAAAAGCCAAGACAAGGGAAATGCAGGATCATCTTGCCGACCTCGAAAGCGAATTTTGGAAAGAACACCCCGAACAATGAACCACCTGCAAACACTCCGCGACTTTAACGCATGGCGACGTTGTGACGATGCCATTGAACAGCCCGACCCGAAGGCGATTGGCGAGGCGATAGATTGGGCGATTGACGCTATATCCACCGCCAAAGCTATCCAAGAGGCAAGGGACAAGAGCCACAAAGAAATAGCATCTGAACGGCTTTCAGTTTTATTGCAATGAACCCCTGCACGAAATGCGGCAAACACGGGCGGAAATACGATGGACGCTCGGAGTGCATGAAATGCACACTTGATCGTTCGCGCCGGAACTACCTAACGAACATTGAGCGAAAGCGCAAATACATGCGCGACTACTACGCAAAGACAAAAAAACAAACGCCATGAGATCAGTCTTCACCCGCGTTGATTGCACCGTTTCTAGTAAATGCGACAAGCTCGCATACGCATCGCAGAAGCTGGCAGTCAAAGCGGCGAAGCAGTTCAAACGCAACTCCAAGAAAAGCCTGCGACTGAGGGAATACGAATGCCCCGATTGTGGGAAGTGGCATCACACATCGAACATTTAACATGATCCAAACATTCGCCCGCGCTATGAAAGCACCTTCCGACCTACACCCGGCGGATTGGTGCGCGGAGCATGTCCACGTTGAGAACTCCGAACGATCTGACAAATTCGACCCGTCACAGACCCGCTGGTGGAGAAAACCGATGGGGCATTTTGCCGACTACGAGACGCGGCAAATGGTTTGCATCATGCCGACCGGAACGGGCAAGTCCACGTTCTTTGAGGCGGTATCGTGCTGGATCGTGGCGGAAGCCCCAGGATCAACGCTCTACGCATCGCAAACGGACTCGGACGCAGAGCGGTGGAATGAGACGCGCTACCTCAAAGCCGCCCGCAGGTGCAAGCCGCTCGACCACCTCTGGCCGCAAAACATCCGCAACAGCGTGCGAAAGGACATGATTGTCTGGCCGCACATGTTCATGACCATCGGCGGCGCGAACAAATCCAACTTCCAAGAGCAATCCATAACCTACGGCCTAGGTGACGAGGCTTGGACATGGAAGCCCGGACTTGTCCGTGAGTGGAATGCCCGCAGTCACTCCCGTGAGAACCGCAAGTTCGTATTGGTATCCCAAGGCGGGGAAATCGGGAGTGAGGACAACCCAGAAGGGACTTGCGAACTCCACACGGAGCACGACAAATGCCGTAAGTGGGACTTCGCGTGGCAATGCCCCGAATGCCGGCATGTCCAAGCGTTCGACTCCGCGTCCCTCAAATACCCAGAAACCGGAACCGATCAGGAGCGAGCGGACGCAACCGTCATGGTTTGCACCGGATGCAAGCACGAGTTTCCCGACGACATCAGGACGCGCCGGATGCTGCATGACAGCTATCAGGAGAATGACGGCTACCTATGCGCGAACGAGAACGGCCAGCGCGGATACGAGGGATTTCACACCGACCGGACGGCTGTATGGTGGCAGGCGTGGGGGGACTACGCGCTAAAGGAAATCGCCGCTAACAGGAAAGCTAAGGCGGGCGACTATACGGAGTTGAAACAGCTTTACCAGAAGGACAAGGCGATTGGCTGGACTGAGAACTTACAAGCGTCGGAAGTCACTCTAAAAGCATCCGGCTACACCCGCGCCGATTTCAGTGAAGGCCAGAAAATCGACAACGAGGCGGTGAGGTTTGCCACGCTGGACGCTGGAGGTGACCACTTCTGGATGAGGATCAGGGCATGGCAGCAAGGAGGCGATTCCAAAGGACTCTTTTTCGGATACATCAACACCGTCGAAGAGTGCGAAGAAATCCGCGCCCGCTACGGGGTTGAACCCAAGCACACGTTCCTAGATGTTGGATTCGATCAAGAGCGCATGGCGGGAATCATCGTGAAATATGGCTACCAAGGAATGAAAGGGGATGGAAATCGGAAGAGCGGATGGGATTGGCCAGTCAAAGGCGACCCGAACCGGAAGGAAATCCGGCTCTACTCAAAACGATGGATTGCCTTATCGAAGGAAAAGAAGCCCGCGACTTGCTGGCACATTGCAACCGAGCCAATCCAATATATCCTTCAAAGGCTTATGAACGGAGAGGGCGCGGAATGGCTAGTTGAGGATGACGCTCCTCCTAGCTACGCAAAGCACCTCAACGGCGAGCGGCTGGAAACCACCAAGGACAGCAGAGGCAAGGAAATCCGCAAGTGGGTGCGCAAGGGAGCCAACCACGCCCGCGATGCCGAATGCTATCAGGTAGCCGCCGCTCTAATGTTCCGAATCTTCACCCCACCTACCAAAGACGATGAGTAAAAAACGCGGAGTCTATCGGATGCGGCACATCGAAACCAAACGCCGCGACAACGAGGCACGAAAGGGCGACGACCTCGCCTTCTATCGCGACCCTGAAAAGCCGACCGGATGGGTGAGCCTCAAAGGCAAGCAACAACCACCGGAAAACCGCATCAGGCAGGAATACATTGCGGTAGAAACAATTGACCCCGAAACCCAGCGCGAGCTAGTCCGCGCCGTGTCGGGAGGCAGCCACAAGCTCGACCGATACCACGCCGCACGGATCATCGTCGCGCAGGCGATAGAGCGCGGACTGATACGGGAATCGGACGCGTAAAAAATAATGCTTGCGGCCAATCCAGATCGGTGTTTTTCTCCCTGCGGCGGACGTGGAAATCAGCCAACAGACTTCACGGGTGTAAGCACCCAACAAGCCCCGCACTGTATCCACGTCCAGTCGCGGGGCTTTTCCTTTCCATGGGACTTGTTACCCGCCTGTTCCAAAGCCGCACAGACCAACAGCAAAAGGCACAACGTGACGCAGAGGGTAAATGCTTGCGCGTCCAAAAACAAGGCAAGCAGGGTCACCCGTTTTCCAACGCTTTTCAGTGGGGGAAAAGCGGGGTATTGCCAAAGGAGAAGATTTTACCAACTAAACGAAAAAATGAGACAATGTCCAAGCCTAAGAACATGACACCAGAGCAAGAGGCGGACTGGAGGCAAAAACAACGCGAATACATGCGTAATTGGGAATCTAAAACTGAGAACATTCAAAAAAAGAAGGAACGGGGCAAGAAACGCTATGCTGATAAACGAGATAGGATTCTCGATCTAAATAGCAAGTGGAGAGATGCTAATCAAGAAAAGGTAAAGCATCTAAATCGCAAGTGGAGAGATGAAAACAGAGCAAAAATTCTTGAGCTAGAACGCAAGCGAAAAGCAGCAAACCCAGAGAGGTTTCGGGAAAAAGACCGCAAGTGGGCATCAGAGAATAAACAGAAAGTGACAGAAAATAGCCGCCGTTGGCGAGCCGCGAATCCAGAAAAAGCGCGTAAAGTTAGCCGTAAGTATCGTGAATCCAACCTGAAGAAAGTATGCGAGATACAACGCAAGTGTCGCGAGCGCAAACGAATCCAAGCCGCCGCCGACCAGTTCTTCCAACTCGCCAAAACCGCCGAACAGATCACCGAATATTTCCAACAACAAAACAGCACCAATGACAATGATAGCAACACTGACAGTAAATGAAATGCAGAGCAAAATCGCCGAGTTCGGGCAACTTGTAAAACAGGGAACGGACGCGTATATCAGGGCGGGAGAAATCCTTGTCGAACTAGTCGAGGCAGACCCGCACACCTATGATTACATCATCCAGAAATTCCCGCACATGAACGCCGCAGTTCTTGGTAGGTTTGAGCAGATGGGGCGAAAGACGCTCCACCCTCAACTACTGTTCACTGCATCACCGGGATTCTCAAAGCTGCAACGGTTGCCGTTTTCGCTTCAAGAGCGATACATCACCGAACCCGTGCCGATCATCGTCCACACTGACGAAGGGACGGACGTTTTGCTTGTGAAGGCCAAGGACATGACCAAGGAGCAGGCCGCGCAGGTATTCGCGCCGGGACGCGTGCGCACGGAGGGCGAGCAAAAAGCATGGTTGATGCAACAACGGAGCAACAACGCACGCAGCGTCACTGAAACCGTGCAAGTGCCGTGGAAGATCAAAGGCAACAAGGCAATCATCAACGGAGTAGAGTTCACCCGAAAGCAGCTTTGCGTGATCCTTGCGGAAATGGAGTAACCCGCCCACAACCAACCACCAATCATCGGCGCAAGGGGCAACCTTTGCGCCGTTTGACTTTCGCACCGTATCAAGCAAAGATACGGCATGTCGCCGTTTCGCCAAGCTCAGGGAATTTTCCGCGCAATCCGTGGCAATTCCACGCTCATCGAAGAGCAGAAAGCCGCGTATCTCGCAGCA